GGAACGGCCCCTGAACTGGCTGGCATTCGACAAGCTGCGGTTCCACGCATACTTTGTCACTCTTACGCACGGAAAACTTGGCTCCTTCACGGGGTTCGACCAATGTTCGATCACGGGCGCAGTAAGCCCACAATACTGGGGCTAAAGGCTCTTTCTCGGTAAAGAAATCGCTAACGAGATAGGTTATCAAATAAACAACAGCGAACAAGAGATAATTGGTTATGAAAGAACCGGGCTGCATCACGATCGTTTTCTCGGATTTTGGGAAGAATCTAGCACACCAATCGTTGATACGGGGGAAGTAACGACTAAAGACAAAACTAGTAAGATAGACGGCTAATACCCTAATCGTCTTGCCTGCCAAACTAGGGTATTTGGCCGCAGGCGTGTGGAGATCGCTATAATGGGCGTAGTTGCGGCCGCGCTTATACAAGTGTGCCAAACCGCGAGCACGTGCGCCTGCGTAGGTTACAGAGCCTGCGGCTATTGGCATATACCTCAAATCAATGCACGCGGCCCGCTTGAACGAAGCTAAAAGAGCGAGGCGCGCACGCCTAAAAGGGTGGAATTTGGCCAAGTTTGGGATAGCAACGGCAGCCAACGACACGGCGCGGATCGATGCGTGCCATGGGCCCGGAAGAAAGGGTAATACAACATTTTGCAACGTATCAACAATTGGGTGGCGTATCAAATGCAAAATGGCACTCTCGCGGCGCGATTCAACAAACCGGTTCATGACCCCAAAGGTGTTGAGCCAGGTGACAATAGAACTTGCCAACTTGGCTTTGACCAACATAGTAAAGGCGACGGATGACACAGTCGCACCTACAGCAACAGCTGGCTTAACCCAAGCCTGGTGGCGATAAAGAAGATGCCGTAATGCTACTAGTAGCCTAGGTGGATCGGGTGCATAGGGTTCAGCTATTTTAGTGTTGTACTCGAGGATCGCTGTGGTTGGCTTGAGCTCGGTTAGGGCGGTTATCTCATTGCCCATATTGCGATAAATGCCCAGGGCCACCATGTAGGCCACGCAATCGGCTCGCTCACATTCATTGAGTTTGGTGGCACGCAGCCATTGCTTCGC